TGGTTTAGATAATGTTGGTAAAACTAATTTTATATTATGGTACTTAACTGCACTAAGTAAAATACACGGCAAGAAGTGGTGTATTTGGAGCGGTGAAAACAATGCTGGCCAGCTTAAAAGAGATATTATACAAATGTGGACTGGTGAAAAAATAAAAGATTTAAACGAGTATTTATTTTATCACGATGAAATAAGTAAGTATTTTAAATTTATTGATAATAGAAAACTTTACAACCATAAAGAACTACTAAAGATATTTGAAGCAGAAGATTGTGATGGATGTTTTATTGATCCTTATACTGGTATAAACCACGATAGAAGAATATCACAGTTTGAAAGAAATTATCAAGTTTGTAATGATGTTAGAGAGTTTTGCAACAAAACAGGTAAAACAATGTTTATTGCAATGCACCCACAAACAGAAGCTGCAAGGCGTGTATATCCACCAGACCATCAATTGAATGGACATATACAACCACCACGTAAAGCAGATTGTGAAGGTGGACAAGTGTTTCCAAATAGAGTAGATAATTTTATTTGTTTACACCGCTTGATATCACACGACAAATTGTGGATGATGACAGAAGTACACGTATATAAAATAAAAGATAAAGAAACAGGCGGTAAACCTACAATGTTAGGTGAACCATTAAGATTTGATTACAATAGTGGTTTAGGATTTACAATTGGTGGTAATAACGTATTAAAACAAAAAAAATGAGATACACATATAAAAATATACAAGAGTTTATGAATTATAAAACTTGGAGTAATAAAAAAAAGATAGATACACTTTTAGAAATAGATTGCAGTTTGTATGCACATCTTGGTACAGATTCAACTAAAGCAGAGAAAGAAGAAGTTAAAAGAAGAAGCATAGATATATATAGAACAATAAAAACATTAGATAAAAAAATGGGTGATTTATTTTTATACTCAGAAGATTTAAAACAATGACTATTACTAACGAAGATAATATGGAGCTAATGGCAAGGTATGAAGATAATTACTTTGATTTGGCTATTGTAGACCCTCCTTATGGTATTGATATAAATTCAAGTGGTACACATTTTAAAGAAAAGTACGATGTAAAAGAATGGGATAAAAACACACCTAATAATAAATACTTTTATGAATTAATGAGAGTAAGTAAAGAGCAAATTATTTGGGGTGGGAACTACTTTTTAGATAGATTAGGGAATTGCAAATGTTTTATAATTTGGGATAAAAAAATTGCTGAAGGTATGAGCTTTGCAATGTGTGAAATGGCTTGGACTTCTTTTAAAAATGGAGCAAAGATTTACAAAACAAGTGCAATGCAGCACAACAGAATACACCCAACACAAAAACCTGTTAAACTTTACGAATGGCTATTAATGAATTATGCTAAAGAAGAAGATAAAATATTAGATACTCATTTAGGTTCAGGTTCAATAGCTATTGCTTGCCATAACTTAGGATTTGATTTAACAGCTTGTGAATTAGATACAGATTACTATAATACAGCAATAAAAAGAATACAACAACACAAACAACAAATAAGAATGTTTTAAGATGACAGATTTAGATTATACAATAACAAAGAACAAATTAGAAATATTACTTTTAAAGGCACAAGAAGGTTTAAAGGTAGGTAAAGTAACACAAAGCAAATTGGATGCTGTAGAAACGTTGCAAAGTAGCTTAAAATGTATGTTAGATCTTAGATTAATAGTTGATGAAATGAAAAACAAACAAACATTATTAACAATGCAAAATATAAAAGCATACAAAGAAACTGCAGAACTTAAGAAAAAATTTAATACTTTTAAAAAATAAATTATAAATTATGTATATAACAATATTATTAACAGCAACACATTTAACTTGTTTTGTAATAGGTATAATAGTAACACACATCATTGAAAAAAGATTTAAATAAAAAGAAACGAACGCTTAATGAGTACAGACAAACAAAGGACTCGTACTATATTAGCCCTGATAGCCCTGTTGAGTATAACATTGCTTTATTGTGTAGGATATATCCTAATGATGCCGAGTTAGGTGCTAAAATTAGAAAACACTTTGAAAAGATATGAGCATCAATGCTAATCAAAAGGGCAAAAGGTTTGAGCTCAAAATAGCAAAAGACCTTTCTAAGAAGTTTAACAGCAATATACGCAGAACACCTAACAGTGGAGGACTCTCTATCAAAGGAGACATTATGGCTACACAAGGAATATTATCAGAGTATAATTGGGAGTGTAAGAATCAAGAAAAATTAAATATTTGGAGAGCACTGGAACAAAGTAAGAACGACACCATTGGAAGTTTAAAAACTCCTGTAGTTGTATTTACTAAAAACTTTGAAGATGATTACATTGCTTTGCAATATGATGATTTTGTTAATATACTTCTTGAATTAGATGAGTACAGAAATAGATAATATACTACACATTCTAATAAGAGATGAGAAAACTTGGCTTAATATGGCCGAAGAAATAAGTAGCAGTAGCAAGGTACCAGCAAAAGATTTATTACACGACTTTTATATTGCTTTACATAGCAAAATAGATAGTGGTAAAGTAAAAATTAATGATATTCTGTATAACGATTCTTTAAATAAAGCGTTTATATATAAGATGATGCACAATATTTTTATTGATAACATAAGAAACGATAAAGATATTCTAATTGATAAAGAACTAAAAAACATTATAGAAGCAGATAATGAACCTTACTTTGATATAGAAAAAGTAGTTGATGAAATAGTAAATGAGTTTTACTGGTTCGATAGAAAGTTATTTAACTTATACAGAAAGAAATTCCACAGTATTAGAAAACTATCCGCAGCAACTAATATATCACACGTAGTTGTATGGAGAACTATAAACAATTGCATTAAAGAAATAAAAAAAAAGATTAATGAAAAGTAAAGGTTTAGGCGACACAGTAGAAAAGATTACAAAAGCCACAGGTATAAAGAAAGCTACTGATTGGATATTTGATAAGTTAGGAAAAGATTGCGGATGTGATGCAAGAAAAGAAAAACTAAATAAATTATTTCCATACAAAGTAGAATGCCTCAACGAAGAAGAATATATGTACTTAAAAGGTTTCTTCTCAATAAATAAAAACATAGTAAACAACATAGAACAAAAACAACTATTAACAATACACAATAGAGTATTTAACACCAACAAACAAAGCTCAAGTTGTGGTAGTTGTGTGAAAGGTTTAGTTGATACTATGAAAAGATTATATAATGAATATGAATATGAACGAGAAAGCAAAAGCAATTGAAAGAAAGCTATTAATATTTTTAAACAAATACAGCACAAATACAACAACAAATGTCAAAAGAAGATATAGTAAAACATCAATGGACAAAAGGCCAATCAGGTAATCCCAAAGGTAAACCAAAAGGTGCTAAAAACAGAAGCACAATAATCAAAGAGATACTTAGCTTAATGGTTAAGAAAGTTGATGCAGATGGTAAACCAGTATGGCAAAGTAAAGAGTATTTAATGGTTGAGGCATTAGTTAATAAAGCTATTGATAAAGGTGATGTAAATGCTTTTAATGCTATATACAATAATTTGTATGGTAACTTAAAAGATACTGTTGATGTTAACACAACGGAAGAAGTTAACTTTGATTTTAGAGAAGTAATTGGAAGAATTAAATCTCAATAAAAAATATTTAGTATTTAAAGAATCATTTGCAAGATACTTTATTGTAACTGGTGGTAGAGGTTCAGGGAAATCATTTGCTGTTAACTCTGTACTATTACTACTAACCTATCAAGCTAATCACACAATACTATTTACACGTTATACATTAAGAGCCGCTGGCATTTCAATCATACCTGAGTTTATAGAAAAGTTAGAACTACTCGGAGTTATTGATCAATTCAAAATAACAAAGGATGAGATAATAAATACAGGCAATGGTAGCAAGATAATATTTCGTGGTATTAAAACAAGTTCAGGCGATCAAACAGCAAATCTTAAATCTTTACAAGGTATTACTACTTGGGTAATGGATGAAGCAGAAGAACTTAATGATGAAGATATATTTGATAAAATAGATTTATCTGTTCGTAATAAAATACAAGAGAATAGAGTTATATTAATATTAAATCCAACAACTAAAGAACATTTCATTTATAAGCGTTGGTTTGAAGATAGAGGTGTAAGTGCTGGTAGTAACATAACAAAAGAAGATACTACCTATATACACACAACATACTTAGATAATATAGATAACCTTTCAGAAAGTTATATTAAGCAGATTGAAACAATGAAGGTTAGAAGGCCAAACAGATACAAGCATACAATAGAAGGTGCTTGGCTGGATAAAGCTGAAGGTGTTATATTTACTGATTGGAGCATAGGAGAATTTAAACAAGTAGGTAAAGTTGTTTACGGTCAAGATTATGGTTTTAGCAATGATCCAAGCACATTAGTTAAAACGAGCATAGACAAAGAAAATAAAGTTATCTATATACAACTATGCTTCTATCAAACTAAACTAACTACAAGCGAGATATTACAATTAAATAAAAAGTTTGCAGCAGATAATTTAATAGTAGGTGATAGTGCTGAACCAAGATTAATAACAGAACTTAGCAGAGATTGTAATGTAGTGCCAGCAATTAAAGGTCAAGGTTCAATAACATTTGGTATTAGTTTACTACAAGATTATGATTTAGTAATAACTGAAGATAGTACAGAATTAATTAAAGAGTTAAATAACTATTGTTGGTTAGAGAAGAAATCACAAACACCAGTAGATAATTTTAATCACGCTATTGATGCGCTGAGGTATGCAGTTAGCTACCAATTACAGAATCCAAACTTAGGAGAATATCACATTTATTAAATATTATGAAACTATATAAAGGAGATTGCTTAATTGAAAGCGACAAAATAGAAAGTGGTAGTGTTGATTTAATATTGACTGATTTACCTTATGGAACTGTTAAAGATATTAAGAATGTAAATCACGGAATGAGTGGGAAATGTGAATGGGATGAAGTGATTGATACAAACGAAATTTACAAAGTAGCTAACAGAATATTAAGAAAGAATGGTAAAATGGTTTTGTTTGCTCAACAACCTTTTACAAATGAATTGATAAATAAAGCAATACCAAACATTCCTTTTTGTTATTCTATGATTTGGAAGAAAGACCACTTTGCAAACGCCTTAACTGCAAAAAAAGCACCTTTAAACTATTACGAAGATGTTTTAGTTTTTAGTAAAGTTTATGATACAGATTTAAAACACCCTTTAAGAAATTATGCTAAAAGCATAGTTAATTATATAAATTTAAATCAAAGTGAGATACAAAAGAAAATACAAACAGGAAAAATACATTTTTTAGGCGCTGAAAAATCAAGTCAATTTTCTTTATTGCAAAGCGTAGTTTATGATAAATTGATTGATGTGTTTAGTATTGATAAAATGCAGGGGTTTAAAGAATTTTCAGAACTAAAAAAAATAGATAACGAATTTAAAAAGAAGTTTGAAAGTGTTTTTAATTTATGGGAGGGCAATAAGTACAAAAGCAATATCTTAAAATACAAAAAAGATTATGACGGTTATCACCCTACACAAAAGCCTGTGTTACTTCTTGAGGATTTAATAAAAACTTTTAGTAATGAAAATGATTTAGTAGTTGATTTAACAATGGGTAGCGGTTCAACTGGTGTAGCGTGTAAAAACACCAACAGAGATTTTATAGGCATAGAACAAGATGAAAACTATTTTAACATAGCACAACAAAGAATTAAAGCAGCAGAATATAAATTTTTTTAATTATAGCCCTGCTTAAGCCACCCTCAAGCATTTAGATAAGATAAGAAAAGATAAGATATATATAGTAATTTTTATTATATTTGAAATAAGCAAATTATAGCCAATGTTAATTTGCGTTTTGGTTAAAGTAGGTAGTCGGCACAAGAGCGTTACCTACTTTTTTTTATATTTGTATATAACGATTCACTAATTAAAACGTTTATATATAAATGAAGCTAACTATTAACATACCAGAAACTCTTAATGAAGTTACTTTAAAGCAGTATCAAAAGTGGTTAAAGATTGCTGAGGGTAAAGAACTGGATTCGTTTCTACAACAAAAGATGGTAGAGATATTTTGTAATATACCACTTAAACAAGTATTACAAATTAAAGCATCTGATATAAACAACATCTGCGAAGAACTTACAAAACTATTTAATAATGAACCTAAATTTATAGATAGGTTTACTTTAAATAATAAAGAGTTTGGATTTATACCAAAGCTGGATGATATTTCGTTTGGTGAATACGTTGATCTTGATACATACCTTGCAGATTGGGAGCTGATGCACAAAGCAGTAGGTGTTTTATATAGGCCAATAACATACAAGAAGAAACAACAGTATTTAATAGAAGATTATGAAAGTTCTGATAAATACGATATGTCAGAAACAACTTTAGATATTGTATTTGGTTCAATTGTTTTTTTTTACAGTTTAAGAAACGAATTACAGAAAACTATCCTGAGTTATTTAGCAACACAACAGGAGATCGAGCTACCTCAGCATCTGCGGGATTCTCTGCAAAGTGGGGCTGGTATCAATCTATCTACGGACTTACTATGGGGAACATTCTTAAATACAATGAAATTACCAAATCAAAACTACACACCTGTTTAATGCACTTAGCATTTGAAAAAGATAAATATGAATTAGAACAACAGATATTAAAAAGAAGCCAACGATGACAAAGAATGATATATTAGAAGAATTAACAGAACGTAATTTATTAATTGAAAATGAACACATAATTTTAGTTGATGGATTTGAAGAAGCGTTTTTAGGTATTACAGCTAACAATCCAATACAAGCTATTTATGATTATTGGGTTTGTTTAGATTTATTAATACAACGTGATAATATGGATTTTGATGATGCTATTGATTCTCTTAATGAATTTATAGAACAAGATTTAGGTAATCACACACCACGATATATTAAAATAATATGAATAGTTTTTATAACATAATAGATAAAATAAAAGAAGTAATTGCAGCAGAACCATTTAACAATGAAATATCATTTGGTGATATAGCTGATATTGATTTAAAGAAACAAAGCTTGTTTCCGTTAGCACACGTAATGATTAACAATAGTACAATAAACAACAACTATGTAACTTTTAACATTATTATTTTCTTTATGGATATAGTTGATATTAGCAATGAGCAAACAAACGATTTATTTAGAGGTAATGATAATAGGCAAGATATATTAAACACTCAATTAGCATTAGCCACAAGAGTTATGCGAGTTTTACAAAAGAGTGATTTATATAGAGATAAATTTGAAGTAATTGATACTGCAAGCTGTGAACCTTTCACAGAAAGATTTGATAATATGCTTGCTGGCTGGGCTGTTACTTTTAATGCTGGTACTAAAGATGAAATGACTTACTGTTAATGGGAAAGTTTAAAGAAGCATTAGAGAAATACGCTAAGTACGTTATACAACAGTCAAGGAGCAACCTAACTAAAAAGAAAAATAACGCATCTAAACAACTATATAATAGTTTAGAGTATAAAATTAAAGGTGATAAAGTTTCGTTTCTTAGTGAGAAGTATGGAGAGTTTATAGACAAAGGTGTTAAGGGTTCAAAAACAACATATCCAGAAAGCTCTGCAAGTCCATTTAAATATACTACTAAACAACCACCAAGTTCAGTATTTGATAAGTGGAGTATAAGAAAGGGAATAGCACCAAGAGATAGTAAAGGAAGATTTATTAAAAGGCAATCATTAAATTTTTTAATTGCAAGAAGTATTAAAAGCAAAGGTATTAGAGCAACATTATTTTTTACAAAACCATTTGAACGTGGTTTAGATTTATACGGAGATGAAATAGTTGCTGGTTATTTAGAAGATAATTTAAAAACACAATGAGTACAATAATTAGAACAAGAAGCCCATTTTTTATAAGAACGCCACAAGAAGCAGATAGTAATTTAAGTTACTTTCAAATAAATATAACTGTGTTTGGTGGTTTAAGTACATCAACAGAAGTTTGTGATGATTTATATGCTACCTATGCACTACAAAAAAAACCATTAGGAGCTGAAAACTCTGTTACTGTAGATATTAGTGAAATAGTTAATGATCACTTAGAACAAATATTTACTGGTACTTATTCTGCATCTTCAGTAACAAGTTCTATTTGGGTAACTGTAGCAACTTCAGCAAGGCAATCAGATGGCACTGTAATTGGTTCTGTAACATCAAATACTTACTTAGCGCAAGAAGGATATAACAAATTTAAAGAGGGTGTTAACTATACAACGGAACCTATTGCAATGATAACGGGCACATACTTTGAATATCACAAAGGTAGCACACTAACAATACCTATAAACGTTGAAAGAGTAAGTCAAGTTGAATGGATAGGAAGTAATGGTGTTTCAGTTAGAACAGATACATTTACTGATAATGGTAATCAAAATCAAAAGATTCAATTTGCTCAATTAACAGCAACAGATGTTAAAGACATTGCAAGAGTTAAAATTACTTATGATTCATCAAGTTTTACTACAATTTACACAACAAGAATTGAAGAATGTAAATATCCTGTAAATAAAATAACATTTGTAAATAGATGGGGAGCAATGCAAGATTTATTCTTTTTTAAAAAATCTGTAGATAGTTTAGAAAACAGAAGCGAGAATTTTAATAGAAGCATATTTGAAGCAAGAGCAGTACATCTTGATCCACCTGAAGAAGTTGGCCAAGATTGTCAAGAATCTTTAACATTTAATACTTACTCAACTACTGCACACGCCAAGAAAACATTTAATGCAAACGCAACTGAAAGTGTTTTATTAAATAGTGGTTTTGTTAATGAATTAATGAATCCATTTTTTGAAGAGTTAATGGTTAGTGAGAATATTTGGTTAACAGATTCAAGTGCTAACATATATCCAGTTAATTTAAAAGAAAGCTCATTTACTAAAAAAACAAGTTTAAATGATAGGTTAATAAACTACACAATGAGTTTTGAGAAAGCATTTAGTTTAGTAAATAATATTAGATAATGCAGAAGCTAATTCTATACATACAACCACAATTAACAAACACAACTACTACTCAAGATTTTGTTAGAGTTGATTTAATGGAAGAAGAATTAATTTCATTAACTCAAGTTATTCAAGATGTAAGCGATATAGATAAAGTATTTACTGATTATAGTAGAACTTTTAATTTACCAGCAAGTAAAACAAATAACAAGATTTTTAAGCATTGGTATAATCCAGATATACAAGGATTTGATGCAAATGTGTTTTGTGAATCAAGAATTGAATTAAACCACTTGCATTTTAGATTTGGTAAAATACAATTGAATGAAGTTGTAATGAAACACAATGAACCATCAATGTATAAAGTAACATTCTTTGGCAACACAGTATCTTTTAAAGATAAAATTAATGATGATCAACTTTCTGATTTAGTTTGGTTAAATAATTTTAACCACGATGCAGATGCAACTTATGTAAAAGATGCTTTAGAGAATGGGAAAGATTTTACTGTTGATAGTGTAAGTTATACTGATGCTATTATATATCCATTAATAGCACATTCACAGAGTTATATTTATGATAATCAAAATGGTTCTGCTAATTTAAGCAATGGTTTAAATATTAGTACAAATACATCACACCACCAACAAAGAGGTGTATTACCTGAAGATTTAAAACCAGCTATACCAGTAAAGAATATTATTAAAGCAATAGAAGAGCAATACAATATAACTTTCAAAACAAGTGAATTTTTAGATTCTGCTGCTATGACTAATTTATACTTTTGGTTGCATAGAGCAAAAGGCAGAATTACAGGAGATTTATTAACTGAATTAACAAACACAACTTTTAATTGCACATCATCAACTTCAAACTGTAATCATTTTAATGGTGTTCTTTATCCATCTGTTCAATTTAGTAATGGTGATTATATATTTACACAAGCATTTACAAACACTTATGAAGAAGGATTTAAATTTACTGCTACTATTACACCAGCATCAAGTACAATACCTTATTCAATAGAAATTGTAGATAGTTTAACAGATACTATAGTTGCAAGTGCTAATAATTTATTAGGCGCACAAAGCCACTCTATTGGATATGGTAAATTACAAACTAATACATTAGCACTAAATGAATCAAAAAGATTATTTGCAAGAGTAAGAAGTGTTGATCCTTTAACATTTTCAGCTACCGTTTCAATAGAACATTCTTATTTTGATACTACTTTAGGCCGTTATGATTATGGATTAACTGCTAATTATACAAGCTCATCATCAAGTATTGTTACAAGTGCTACAATAATAATTACAGAACAAATACCAGAAATAAAAATTAAAGATTTTTTAAATGGTTTATTCAGAGCATTTAACTTAACTGCTTATGTAGATTTTAATAACCAAATAGTTGTAAGAACTTTAGATAGTTATTATTCTGGTGGTGATACTTTTGATATTACACCATTTGTTAAAACTGATGAACATACAGTTAGTGAAGCACTACCATTTTCAAATGTAGATTTAGAATACTCAGAACCTAAAAGCATACTTGCTCAAACTTTTAGAAGTATGAATAATAGAAGATATGGAGAATTAAACTATATAGGAGATGCAACAAAAAAGAGTGAGTATAAAATTACTTTACCTTTTGAGCATATGTTATTTGAAAGGTTACAAGATAAAACAAGCGGTGCATTAACTACTGCTCAGGTTGGCAGTTTCTTAGATGATAATTTAGAGCCAAGTATAGGACAACCACTTTTATTTTATGCTATATATCAACAGAATCAAGATGATATTAATTTCTTAGAAAGTACAAGGCCTGAAACCTACGCTGCATTATGTCCAACAGGTACAAACTCAACCTTAAATGATTACTGGATACCAAGTGCTTGCAATGAATTAGGTACATCCTCAACACCACCTACATACAACTTGAATTTTGGTAGTGAAATAAATACCTATACACTAACAGATTATGGTGGTAATAATAACAGTTTATTTCAAACTTATTATACTAATTACATCACAAGAGTATTTAATAAGAAAACAAGAATATTCAAGTTCTCTGCTGTATTGCCTTTAAAGGTATTACTCACTCTAACATTAGACGATTTAATTGTAGTTGGTACAAGAGCTTATACAATAAATAAAATGTCTACTAAATTACAAAGTGGAGAAACAAATTTTGAACTACTAAACGAACCAACGTGAAAACAATATTAGAAGCATTAGAATTTTGTAAAGAAAATAATTTATATAGTGAACATATAAATATAGCATTAGGTATTAATAAAGTACCATTAACACTTAAAGAAGGGTTTAACCAATTAAGAATGAAGAAATGAAAGAAGTTACATACCAAGTTAATGTAAATACTAAAAACGCTGTAAAAGGAGTTGATAATTTAAATGAAAGTTTAGAAACAACTAATAAAGAAGTAGGTGGTTTAAAAACATCTGGTAAAGCATTAGAATCACTTAAAAAAGGTGCTAAAGGTGTTGCTGGTGGTTTTAAAACAATGGGAACTGCTTTAAAAGCTTCTGGTGTTGGTTTAGCACTTGCTGCTTTTGCTACATTAAAAGAATTATTTGAATCTAATCAAAAAGTAGTAGATGCTTTTAATATTGCATTTGAATCTTTAGCAATAGCATTTAACGATTTCTTTAATTATTTAAATGATAATGTAGGTACTATTATTGGATATTTCAAATCAATATTTGATGATCCTCTTGGAAGTTTAAAAGCGTTTGGAGTTGCAATTAAAGAAAATATAATTGAAAGATTTAATAGTGCTTTAGAAGTATTAGGTTATTTAGGAACTGCAATTAAAAAAGTGTTTGAAGGTGATTTTGATGGAGCAATGGAAGCTGCAAAAAACGCTGGAAAAGAATATGTTGATGTATTAACTGGAGTTGATAATTCTGTTGAAAAAATTACTGAAGTTGTAAGTGAAGGTGTAACTGCTTTAACTGATTACACTAAATCAACAGTAGAAGCAGCAACTGCAAATGTAGAACTTAAAAAACAAGCTGAATTAGCAGCAGTAGCAAATCAAGGTTTAATTGAAAAATATGATTTACAAGCTGAACAATTAAGGCAAATTAGAGATGAAGAGAGAAACAGTATAGAAGATAGAAAGAAAGCAAATGATGAATTAGGTATTGTACTTGAACAACAAGAAAAAGCAATGCTTGAAAATGCTCAAATTTCACTAAGATCAGCACAAGCAGAACTTAAAAAAGATAAAGATAATATAGAATCTAAAAAAGCTTTGATGGAAGCTGAGAACGAGCTTGCAGCAGTTAGAGCGCAAGTTGCAGGTTTTAGAAGTGAGCAGTTAGCAAATGATTTAGCATTAAGTAGAGAAGAGCTGGAGATGACTAACACAAAATTAGAATCAGAAGCTAATTTATCTATTGAAAGAAAAAGATTTAATGCAGAGCAAATAGAAGATGAAAAAGAAAGATTATTAGAGTTACAAAGAATTGATGCAGAAGAAGCAGAACTACAAACAACAAGATTACAAGCGGTAATTGATAATGCTAATGCTGGTACACAAGCAAAAATAGATGCTGAAATTGCCTTAAATGAATTTTTAGAGCAAGCAAGACAACAAGAATTAACAAGAGAAAAAGAAATAGGGCAAGCTAAATTAGCAGCAACTCAAAAAAACAATGATGATATATTAGCAAGTGATGAAGCAGTTACAGCAGCAAGAATAAGTTTAGAACAAGCATTGGTAAATGCAACATCTTCTGCT